GTCTGGCAGTGTCTTAAATGCCGGACGTTCTGTAGAGTTTGCGTTGTTAAACGATCCGTATGATTCCGGGCTTAAAATCCCAGCTGTTTGCACGGGTAACTATATAGCACTGTCGGATGGAGATGAGTTGTTTTATGGACAGATTTTTAACATCGAGCGGTCAACGGCGATCGGTACAATCACGTATACGGCTTATGATATCATGAAAAATCTTTTGGAGTCCAATGGGCGTTACAACTTTAAAAATGTGACTCCGGAAGCGGTTGCAGCGCAGGTACTGGCGGACATAGAGGTGCCGTTTAATCATCTGGAGCCAACCGGGATCAACATCAAGTCGATGATTTGTGACTCGTCGCCGTATTATGACATCATCCTGGGGGCTTATACACAGGCCTACCGGATGACAGGCAAGCGGTATCTGCCGATGATTTGGCAGAGGGAGTTTGGCGTATGGCCGGCTGTTTATACGGTGGGCAATTTTACTTTGTCTGATGAGTCTAATATCACAGCGGCCTCACTGTCAGAGAGCATGGATGGAATAAAAAATGTCATAAAAATTTATGACGACAAAGGCAACCAGGTTGGGGAGGTATCGAACGATCTGAGCACGTATGTGTATGGTATTTTTGCGGATGTATACGAA